TTGTGTCGCCCCAAGCACCCGATTGTTCACCTGTGGCGATCAACTCAATGCCGTTTGCGCTAGTGTATGTACTCGCCATCTGTTTCTCCTATGCCGCTACTTCTGTCCAACCAGGGGACTGCGACGGTGTGATTTCGTCCCAACCGGGTGTTTGCGACGGTGTTATTCCATTCCAACCTGGTGTCTGGTTCGGGTCTATTTGGCTCCAAACAAACACAGTTCCGGTACCACCAGTTGCAGAAACGCCTGTAATTGAGACATTTGCTTCCGCGACTACGGTTACAGTACCAACATTTCCCGTACTTTCCAACCCTGTAACTGGAACATCTACACGAATACCGACTTCTACGTCGCCAATTTCGCCTGTTCCGGCTACTCCAGTAGGTAAAACAATGGAGTCTGCGGCTACTACAACCGATCCAACTGCTCCTGTTCCGGCTACACCAGTAGGTATTTCAACGACACTATTGGCTAAGACCTCTACAGATCCAACGCCACTCGTTCCTACCAGTCCCGATACAGGGACATTTGCTTCCGCAGCGACTATTACAGTCCCTGTTTCACCGGTTCCAGTAGAACCCGTGACATCAACATCAGCGTTTGCGGTGACTACGACAGTCCCTAATGCACCAGTTCCGGCTACCCCTGTAGGTAGAACGAGTGCCTCCGCAATAACAACCACTGAGCCGACACCGCCTGTAGCGGCAATGCCCGTAGGTAAAACAACAGCGTCAGCAGTGACGCTAACTGTGCCGACGCTTCCTGCCGCTTGTAAGCCTGTTACCCCTACATTCGCATCCGCAGATACTGTAACTGATCCGACACCACTCGTGGCGACCGTTCCCGTTACTGGGATATTAGCTTCCGCAACGATGCCAACTGAGCCAACGGCACCAGTTCCGGCTACCCCCGTGACTGTCACAGGAATAGCGGAATCCCAGGGTCCTTCAGACCATGTACCTCTGCCCCAGCCTGTGATGTCTACCATCGGAGGCTACTCCTTACGCGATGCGAATGATCGCGTTTGAAGCATCCGCTGTTGGGAACTGAATAGTAAAATCACCGTTAGTCGCCGTCTTGTCCGCACCAAATGCTAGGATAATACAAGAGTCTGTAGTGTTCGATCCACCACCAGTTGTGGTGTTGTAGATCATCGCACCGTTAGCAGTGATAGATGCAGAGCTAAATGTCAGATCGTTGAAATCACAGAATGCTGTTGTTCCGCTTGTTGTCGGTGTAACGTTTGTCAACGCCGCTCCGCCCGCAGTATATCCAGAACCCGAAGCTTCGTTCGAGGTTGAATAAGCTGTTGTCGCAGCACCTAAACTTGCACTGCTTGTGAACAGAGCTAATTTAAAAGTACTACCACCATTGGTAAAATTGTGTTGGCCTTGCAGAAGTTTCTGCTTGAAGGACGTACACATTGCTTGAGTTATCGCCATATTATAGTCTCCTTATCGCGTCAGCTAGTTCGGGGTTTCCCGAATCTTTTAGGGCATTATACACAGTTGTACGGTCGCTGCGAATAGCTTCTCTCATATAAAATGAAACAACCTTTTCCATGTGCTCTTTGTAGGCCAGTGCCTGATCTCTGATAGCAGGATGTGCACCATCTGAAACGCTGATTAGTTTAGACACACAACGCTCCGCTACTTCTTCCGGTGAAAACCCACGGTTCTCTGTAGTCTGTACAGACACCATCGGTTGATCCGGCATATTGAAATCTAGTTTAAACATTACGTTTTCGGCCTTATAACTTTACCAACTCTATATTCTTGAGTGGTTTCTTTAGCTTCACCTAACATCTTCAGACCAATCATAGCTTCTCCAAAGCGTTGATTGTACTGTTGCATGACGTCAGCTTCGCCCTTCATAAATATGTACGCTTCTACAAGCGAACCGTATAACAATGCTAACTCACCGTTGGTACTAATCCAAGTAGTTCCTCCGCCTGCGCCCGCTGTTATGCTAGTGGGACGATACAGGTAGTGTAGCTCAACATCAAGGTTTGCGTTAGGTGTTGGACCAACAAGGAAGTTATCTACATCAAATTGTGCGTAATACTTAGGTAGCCCCTGGGTAGTGGCGTTCGGAGAATATGTTTGTACAAAAGATACGTCTTTAAATTCCACAAACGTCTTTTCATTATTCAAGGTATAGCTCAAAGAAAACGGAGCTAAGAAGTCACTTGGACAATTCAAATACGGGTTTGCTTGTGTAAGTGCCGCCGTTTGATTACGGCGAAACAAGTCTAGCTGTACGTTCTTTAATATACGCTCTTCTGCCGCTCGTATAAACAAGGGAAGATTTGCTACGAAACTCGTTTCGGAGTTTTCAGTATAGTCTTGAATAGCTTGCTTTAGCTGATCGTATGTAAAACTCATGTTATAATCACCGTTACAGTGCCTACATCTCCGTTACCACGAAGAGCGTTGGGCGTTAAGGCTTCATCACCGTTAAATCCAACAGGGCTCCAGCCCCATTGTATGTTTCTTTGTGCTTCCAAATCAGACTCAGGACGAGGATCTCTAAGAGCCTGGGGATCTGGTCCTACTTTTGGTGGGTTGAGTTGAGGTTGCTTTGGATCATATTCGTCTGGGCCTACTTTGGCACCAGTCCATTCCACCTTCATCTCATGCAAGCGGTATCGTCGGCCTGACCGATCAGATATTCCCCATGCTTTTTTCCCATTAGCGTATGCCATTAGACCCTCAAATAACCACTTCCTGGTTGCAGTTTCAAAGAAACTCTGTCTTCGTCTTCATCTGCGGCGCGTTGGAACTCTTCCTCATACACAGATTTTAGGATCTGGATACGCTCTGGCGCACGTTTCATAGCAATATAGTACGCTAATCCTGCGGCCATACAAGGGAAGAACCTAAACGGTAAGTCTGAATCATTAATCAAAGCACCTGCGTCTTCAATTCTGCGAACGTAATAGTAGATCAACTGATCAGTTGAGTTCTCTGGTACCGCCCATATATTAATTACAGGTGAAATTTGTCTATTCAACCAATACTGACTAGGTCTACCCTGGGTCGTCTTATTCGGCAGCGTAACGTAATCTCCACGACTGATACGTTCGACTTCGTAGTCTGTGCCGTTACGTCGTAATACTACGTCTAACAGATCAACAACGTCGGAATTTAACGTCTCTGTTGCCTGCCCTTGAGTTAGAGTTATTGTGCCAGATTTCACTGTCCACAGGTTTAAACCACGGTTAGCCCATTCAGCAAACATCAAGTTCAGAGAACGACGTGCTGTTTTGGCATCGTAGCCAGTGCGAACTTCTAGTCCACACCTCTCGTATGCTTCCTCGATTATCTCTGCGATATCGAGATTGAAGTCTCTGGTTCCTGATGTTGCCATTTAATTAACCCATCTTTGTTTTTCTAACGCCGCGCCCTGCCATTACACAGCCGCCATTCATGTAACCTTTCGGTGGATTCTTAACAGCGTCTCCTGCCATATCCATAAATATATCTGCTTCAAGTTTTGCAGGACTTATGTTTTCTTCTGTGCGGCGTTTGTTTAAAGCTTTTATTATAGCTTTTTCTGCCCTAGTTGTTTTCCCTGGATTAGAAAGCAATTCTTTTTTATTAGTTTCTGACTGATAAAACTGAGCTCCAGTTACTGATTTTTCAGTTTTCTTTTTAGCTTTCGCTTTCGCTTTTGTAGAACCACCTTTAGGCATCACATCGCTCCTTTGTACTTACCGCCACGGCCTGCCATTACACAGCCTCCGCCCATATAACCTTTTTTAACTTTACCGCCGCTCATGTAGCCCTTCTTGACCATGCCGCCGTTTTTCTTCTTTATTACACCACGGCCAATAAGAACATCTTTCTTAGTGATTTTACCGTCGCCACTTAAATCTTTCATAGCATAATCCTTTCGGTTATTAAAATACTCTTGCTAGGCCACCGCGGCTAGCTTTCCATTTAATTCGTTTAGAAGACTTTTTCTTCTTAGAAGCAGATGTACACTGAGCCATCGTCGGCCTACATGCAGGATACCCCTTACGCTTTTCACCCTTCTGACGACCACAAGGTTTTCCTGTCTTACAGTCAACCCAACCTTTCCCGTCATTCTGAGAAAACCATTTGCGTAAAGAATTCTCTTTTGCCATCAGTATGTCCTCGTGCTCTTCCGTCTTGTTTCTTCTACACAACCACAACCAGAAGCAATTATGCCTCCGCCACGGTATCTATTTCTAGCAGGCCGTTTAGGATTATCCACTGAAGTCATCAGTCCACCTGTTGCCGCTTTCTTAGTAGAGTTTCCCCAGTTGGCCGCCCCTACCTTGCGACACTTCGAGAGTGCTCCGCTTGCGTAGGCGCTTGGCCATACCTTGTATCGGGCTTTGACTTTGCGATAACAAGCGTCTTTTTTTGTCTTTGGTTTTTTTGACATTAGCCCTCCTCTCCGGAGATCGTGAGATTTGAAACGACATCTGACCACGGCTTATCATTTAAATTGGCCTTTCGTGAATTGCTTACCAGGTACTTCAACATATCATTGTTCAAAGACACCATAGCATTAGTGTTACGGATTTCTGCTTCCATCACAGCAGTTCTAGTGTTCAAGTCAATCAACGTGCTAGACGTCCAACTTGTCCACTCTTTTGACACGAAACCAATAGATCCAATTATCGCCGCTAACACGACACTTCCAATAACTTTTTGATCCATACGCATCACCACATCTTACATGACCAGTATCTGGCCGTTAGTTTGTCTAATCTTTTTGTGTCACAACCATGTCTTGCACGGAACGACTTGCGACGTTTGGGGTTAGATTTTTTAATCTTCATATTGGCGTCCCCAAACCTGATAATTTTCTCTTTACCTTTATCGCAAGCCTTTACCACAGACTTTTTCCCGCCAGAAATCTGACGTTTAGGTTTGTTACACTTCATCTTAGCCTTGTCTATTTTAGGCATAGATATTCCTTACGCTAAAAGAAATGTCAGTTCGGTTCCTGCGCCTGTAAGGGCAGAAACGTAGACACCAGAGCTAAACACCATTCCGTTTTCTGGGATATAAATCTCGTTCATGCCCACAGGAAACTTCTGAGTTAAAAGAGTTGCGCCGCCGTTACCATTGGTAAGGGTGAAAGAACCCGCCGTAGTGGCGTATATGTTCACGGCTTGAAGTCGAGATCTGGACGGACCTATAAGAGCCGCCGCCGCACCTTGCGCGTGAGTATACGCAGTTATGTCTGAGCCAGCCATACTTTATTCCTTTTTTTTCGGAGGACGTCCACGTTTTTTTGCAGGCTTTTCTTCCCACGCCTCATTTACATTAGGCGTAGAAGGATCATCCGCTTTAAGCGTACCGTTCTCATTTCGTGCGCGAACTTTAGCGGTTCCGATTCCTCTAGCCGCTAGTTCTTCTTCGGATGCAGGTTTGAATCTACTCATAACCTACTCCTTATGATGCTGCTATTGTGCCGCCTGTGTCAGAACGCTTCCAGTTTGTTCCGTCAGAGAAAGCCAATATCGCAGAACCTGCTGCGCCGTTTGAAACAAATACAACAGTGCCCGCGCCTGCGTCAGCGGCGGAAGGTGCGTTTGCTACGGTGTAAGTTGGGACGACGATGTCGCCAATAAAGCCAGCAGTTGAAGTTACTGGACCTGAAAATGTAGTCGATGCCATTTTAGTACCCTTTGCATAAGGATTTGCCTTGTAGTCTATGCAACGTCAGGAGGGCGGATACCTGTCTACAAAGCTAATATGATGCCCATTACAAAAACAATACAACACATTAAAACAAAAAGAAAGGGGCTACCGAAGCAGCCCCTCCCAAAAAACAATACTTTATAGCTTATGCGCCTGGTGAACCAAACACACAACGTGGATCAGAGAATCCAAAGCTATAACGCTCACGAGCCTTAAAGCGCATGTTACCTGTGTCGAAGTCTGCTTCCATGTTAGTAGATAGCGGAGTTCTTTCAAAGTGAACAAAGCCGCGAGGCGCGTCTGTTTTGATGAAGAATGCATCAGGGTCAGTTAGGAAGTCGTTGACTGCATAACCTTCTGGTAACATTCCCATTGAGCGCAATGCGTTTGTGTCATTGTCCGCAGTACCTACACGTAGGTTAGATACCATCAAACGTTCTGCAACAAACTGCAATTGACGTGGGATCATTAACTTCGTTCCACGTAACGCAACCTTTAGACCACGTTCATCCACAAAGCCTGCGATGTTGATTAGAGCGTCTTCTAAAGAAGTTTCGTTCAAATCAGCAGCAACAGCCGGAGTGTTTGCTAGTGTTCCACCGTTTGTTAACGGGTGGTTAGTTGCACAAAGAGCAACACCGTCACCACCAGCAGAAGCACCACCTGTGAACGCATTGTTCAATACAGCGGCAGCTTTAACCTGCTTAGAGTGAGCCATTGATCTTGCGAGGGCGCGTGTGTAACGACTGCCTAAACGGTCGTACAAGTTGTCCTCAATTGCTTCCTCAGTAATTGAGAATGCAAGTGCAACAGTTTCGTGATTGTAACG